ACCGCCGTAAGTACCGTCTCTGTCATTGTTGCAGGCGTTAGAATGGATGCATCTTAATTCTTGCTCGGTCTCCTATGCGGTTGTTCTTAATACCCTTTATCCGCTCTTTCGCCTGCTCCGCCTTGGCAAACCACGTAGCGGCCTTTTCGGGATAGGTGATTGAGAGCCAATCGCCTACTACGTAGGCAACCCACCACTCATGTATCAACAACTCTAATAGGTTGAGTGTCGTCTGCGAGAACTTGTCAGGTAGGAGCAAGTCAATGCGGTACTGCCCTACCTCGGTGAGTGTGTCATTCCATGGCACGGCAACGGCGGCGGTGTGTACATCGTCACGGCTATACGGGTATAATACTTCCACGGTCTCTGCATGTAGCAAATTCAGCAGTCTGTTAGCACGGTCAATATTCCCGTATTCGCCCACGTCCTTTGTCATGTGCCGTGCCTGTTCAGCACCCTCGGGCATGACATGCCCCTCCACATAGCAGTAGTTCTTTATGTCGTATAAGAGCTGCTCGCGGTCAAATGTCAATGTGGCATGGTAGCGCGGCTGTTTCTTTGCGGTGGCCGTTTCGGTCTCCTCGTCATTGATGCTCTTAGTTTGTAGCAACTTCGCTGCCGTTATTCTTAGTATATTCATAGACCGTCTTTCCTGTCGGGTTAAACACAATGGTGGTGGGTCGTGTCGGGCGTGTCCGCCTGCACAATATCAGTTGCAGGCGCATCAACGCCGTTGCCGCCTGTGCCGCATAGTCCGGCGCCGCCGCCCTGTTGGTAAGGGTAAACCATTCTGTGACGGCGGTGTTAACAATGTACTTGTGTATCTGCTCCGCTATCTCGTCAATGACCACATTCGCAAAGTTCGAAGGCACACTTAGGCTATATGTGTATTTGTCTCCCTCTATGTCAAAACGCAATTCGTCATCTCCGGCGGTCTGCTCACTCGTCATATATTCGGCAAACTCAGCCCGTATGACGGCATCCGCATTCTTGATACTGCGGCGCAACTGCTGCTTCTCATTCTCGTCCTCGGTAGCCGTCATGTACGATACAGCGGCGTAACTGTCGGGGGCCGTCCCCTCAACAGCTCGTCCGACAAGATAGGTAATGTTCATGGCATCGAACAATATCGCATCTTTGCTGATGTTTATCTTGATAGTCTTGTTCATCACGCTTTGACCTTTGGGGCTTGTTTGTGTAGTGCCATGCTATGCACGTTGTTCAGATAGGCGGTCGCACCATTCGCATACGCCCCCGCCTCTTGCTTGTTGGTGTAGACAAACCACTTTGACGCAACAGAATAAACGAAGAAGTTAGTCATCGCCTCTTCCATCGCCCCTTTAAGCGCCGTGTTAAACGCCGGTGATACTTTCAACGTCACAGAGAAGTAGTCCGCTACGTCCATGTATGCAACGACAAAGCGCCTTAATGCATGCAGTAACGTTGTTTGGCTCTCGTCCCATGCTCGGGCAAGCACTTCCGCGTCCTCGTCAACGATAGCCACGGTGTCAAAGGCGGCTCCCGTGGGGTCTGCCTTAGCCGCCGTGTACGCCACTATTTGGCTCACACCGTCCATGACGCTATTATATTGGGCGTTTAACGTGACTTTCATGCTATATTATATTATTGATGATGGTAGCCACTCGGTAGCTGCCCGTGGAGGTCAGTTCCGTGGCCGTCTCGTTGAACGTGTTGAGGTTGACGGGGATGAGGTACTGCAACGGGCATAGGTAGTTGTTGTCATCGTCGTCCACATAGCCGTTATATAGCTTGTTAATCCAGTTCCAGATGGCGAGCTGCCCGATAACGCCTGCGTCTTGCTTGTTGGTGTTGTGCGAAGTGTTGACGTAGGCGTTGAAGAACGGCACGCCCACGATGATGAGCGGCGTAGTGCCTGCCGTCATCGTGGCAATGGCGGTGTCTGTCGCCGTGTAAGCAAACTCGGCGTAGTTGTAGGATATGATGCAGGGGTTTGTGGCCGTCACGCCGCATAGTTTGGCGAGTGTGGTCGTGTCCTTGTGCAGCACGGGGTTGGCGTTGGCAATAAGCAGGTCGGAGAAGCTTACGGCAAGACAGGTGTCGCTCGTCTCAAAGTTGATGTCGTCCTTATACTCCTCTGCGTTATTCGCGGCATCTGTCGTGCAGCTCATGCATATCCAGCCCGAGGAGGGGTATGTACGTAGCACGGTGTACTCATAGCCGTAGATGTCATCCATGAGCTTCGTGCCGATTGTTACTTTGGTGTTGCTTATCGCCGTTTCCGTGCTTTTTATCCACACGCACTTCTCCTTTGACTGCTCGAAGAGCGCCACCGTGTTCGGGTTCTTGTTGCCGAGCCAGTCGTATGAGGTGTCGGTATAGTGGCCGTTGAGGCCGTAGAGGTTGGTACCTAAGGCGCTTGTGTTCGCCACGCCGTTGGCGAGCAGGAAGCGCGTGCCGACTGTCGGGCGCTCCGAGTCTTTCAGCGCCTTGAGCCACGTGTACTTCTTGTCGATGGCGTTGAACGAGTTGACGTACAGCGTGCCGCCGAGGTTGTGGTAGTAGTACCACAGCAGATCGCCGACGATGCCTGACGAGGCGGAAATCTTGGTCGTCTCGGGCAGGAAGCCGTTGCGCAGGTATAGGAAGAAGTAGCTCGCCTTGGGCAGCATCAGTGCCTTGTTGGGGCGCACCACGGTGTTGTAGAGCGCCCGCAGGTGGCTGTTGAACGCCGCGCCATCGGTGTCGATGAGTTGTGCCAGCTCCGAGCGTGCAGGCGCCCATGGCGGCACGTCCGTGCCTTTGGTCAGCATCACGCGCTCTATCTTGCTTGTCGTGGTGGCGCTGCTCGGATAGGCGTAGAACTTAACCTTTGTGTCTTGGTCGGTGTAGTTGCTGCTACTATTCCACTTGAACTGCTTGCACACGTAGCCGTCCTCGTCAATGTCAGCAGGGAGGATAGTTGCGCCGGCGGTTACGTTGCCGTTGCTGTTATACACCACAAGCTTCGTGTTGCCCTCGCCGAGTACCACGCCCCACATCTGCAGCGTGTAGGTGTCGCCCTTGACCATAGTCACGTCCTCATCGAAGTAGTAGTCTACGATGTTATACGATTTGTTCTCGTGGGTGACGTTCGTGGCGAGCAGCAGGTTGGGTATCAGCGGCGCTGCCGCGTGCTTCTCCGTGATGGTCTTGTTGACCTCTTCCACGGCATCATCGATATAGCCCTTTTGCAGGGTTATGGTCTTCTCTAATGCTTCTTTCGTTACGTATGTTGACATGGCTGTGGCGTGTTCTGGTTGTTGATAAGAGAAAGCGGATAGACGCAATAAGGGCTTACGCGTCTATCCGCTATATTGACTTTAAGCAGTGGTGGTTGTGCTTGTTTTAAGCGCTGCTATGAGTTCGGCGTTCTGACGCTGCTGCGACAATTCAAGTCGCGCATCATTGTAACGCTGCTGCAAGTCGGCTTGCCAATGTTGGTTCAGCGTATCGATAATGCGCTGTGTGTTCATGTTGCCGGCCTGTATTATCTCCGAGGCGTGCTTCTGCGCTTCGTAGTTGGTGGCAGAGAAACCCTGCGTGATAGCGTTGCCGAGGTCACGTTGCCCATTCTGAAGTACGTTTGTCTGGTTTGCGTTCTGTAGCTGGTTCTCGTAACCCATTTTGAGAATGCTCTGCTGTGTTTGGCAGCAGCAGTCTTTGAGCTGCGTGATGATGTTTAAGTCACCGAGGTTGGCGGCGTTGATGACGCGTTCAGCCGAAAAGCCCGTCTGTCCTGCTACCTGCTGCACAGCAGCCTGTATGTCACAACAGCTCTTCTGCAAAGTGTTGAAGTCCACGTTAAGGGTCTGCGCGAGTTGGCTCATCGCAAAGCTGTTGCCCTGCACGGCAGATTTGATGTTGTTGGCATTTTGGTTGTCCTGCAACTGCGTGCGTATTGCGTTGAGCTGCGCCTGTGTTTCTATGCCCTGCGTTGCGGCAGTCCCGTTACCGCCAAAGCCAAAACCGCCGTTGCGGAATAAGGCGAGGAACATAAGGTAGGCGAACGGGTTGTTCATCCAATTGTTCATCCCGCCGTTCATCATAGCGGCCATAGGCCCCCAATCATCGCGGCGGTTGTTCGCCAAGAGCGCTGCGGTAAGGGCGCTGTTATCACCCCTATCACAACAATATATCTTTTCGGTTGTTTCCATCGTATTGTGTGTTTATGTTATTGTTGTTTAGTGTCATGATGCTTCAGCGCTGCTGTCGTTGTTGATGTAAGCTATTCCGTAGATAGACGTGTACATGTTGCCTGCGTCATCGGCGGTGAAGTCGGTGATGGCAGCAACGGAAGTCTCTAAGGCGCTTACGCGCGTGGTCAAGTTGGCGATGTTGGTCGTGTTGGTTGCGATATTGGTCTTGTTGGTGGCGATGTCCTGCGAGAGGACGTTGAAATGCGCGGCTTCGGACTTCTCCAAAGCATCAATATCCGTCGCGTTGGTCGCGATATTCGTTGCGTTGGTGGCGACACTCTCCTTCAAGCCCTTGATGTCGTCTTCGTTGACGGTTACTCGCCCGTCAAGCGCGGTGATTTGCGCGCTTGTGGCGATGCCGCCCAAGCCAGTGATGTCGCTCGTGATGACCTTTGTCGCGGCGGTGATGCGCCCATATTTGTTGATGGCTACCTTATACAGACCCGAGGCCATAGCCGCCGAGAGTGTCGAAGTGAGGTTAATGGTGACTGCCTGCCCAGTTTTTGTACCCGTGAAGTTGTCTGAGCTGTGGGCGAGAGAGAACAACGATACCGAGTTTTTGGTAAGGGATACGGATGTAGCTGATGTGGTAGCCGTCAGGTTTGCCGATTTGAGGTAGGGCGAGAGGTCTACCTCGGGGCTGAACTCGCCAAGCTTCTCCCATGCGCTGCTCACGTAGATATACTCCGCGTAGCTGTCGTTAGTACCCGTGTTGGTACTCTTGACGAGGTGTATCTTGTTCTCGTCACCTGCGGCAGGCGCTGTGGGCAGCTCCTCCACGACCTTGTAAATGGTGTGGTCTAAGGTGATAGTGAGCTTGTTGTTGGTAAGGTTGAGGCCGTCGCCCACGGTGAGCGCGTCTTGCTTTTGGTCAATGTAACCCTTTTGCAGGGTCACCATTTTCTCAAGCGCTTCTTTCGTAACGTACTGTGACATAGTTGGATAGTTAATAGTTAATTATTGGCTGTTATTTGGTGTACACGTCTGTGTATATCTCTTGTGCTTCATCCGTAGACAACGGCACAAGGGTATTGGCACTGTTGTTGATTTCCTCCTGTAACTCCGACAACGTCTCGCGCGTGCCCTTGATTAGGTCATAGAGGTCGGTATGCACGTTGCTGTTGTCGGTCTTCAGTGTTGACAACTCTGTTGATAAGCCCTTGATGTCGGTGGTGTTCTGCTTGATAGCCGTTTCGTTGTTTACCGACCGCGTGTTTGCCGCCGTGGCCACCGATAGCGCTTGCGTCGCCGTAGATGTGTTCGCCTTGATGTCCGTCTGCGCCGTGGCCATGTCGGCTTGCAGGTCGGCAATATCCGCCGTATTGGTGGCCACCGTCTCTTGCAATTCCTTAACGACCGACAAGTCAACAACGATTTTATACAGGCTGTCGGTAGCCACCCACTCACGCCCGTAGCCTATGTATATGCGGAAGAAAGCAATGCCATCTTCTTTGGTCAGCCCTAAGGCTGTTATATCTTCGGCTGTCGCTTCAACACCGGCAAACCAGCCATTACGCGGCTCGGGATAGGTCTGTTTAAGCGCTTCTACGGTGTCAAACAGACCTTTATTTACCGTCTTTATGTTCTTCGCTTCTAACCAACCCTCCACACTAAGGTTGTGGGTAATGGTAACGTTGCCTTGCACTGTTGCATTGCCCCCAATCGCGGCGTTTCGGTTGATAGCCACGCTCCCTTTTATTGTCTGTGTCGTTGCTGCCATGACTATATATATTCTGTAAAATCTATGATACAGCCTTTGCCGGCCTTATCCGCCAACCAACGGCAAAAGGGCATGCCATTATAGCCATCGGGGTCGGTTATCGCTTTACATGCAGCACGAATGCACTTGTCCTCGTTCTGTATGATAAACGGGTAGAAGTCGGAGTAGTACAAGTTAGATAGGTATGTTATATCGCCTAAGGTGTAACAGCCCCAGTCTACTATGCCGGCATCCGCAACTGCCTTTTTAATGTCCGCCGCTGCCCAAGTGTGTACGCCGTTAACATTGGTCAGTGCTTCACTTGCATGTTTGGCAAGCTTGTCAGAGAAGTGCAGCCCGTGTTTTGCTACATAGGACAAGAACCCTGAGGAGGACAACAGCGCATTAATGCGGTCACAATACGGGGTGTTCTGTGTCTGCTCCCCTGTGCGCATGTCGGTGCTGTCGGTGGCTACCCTTTCGATGACAAACTTAATTCTCATTTCTTCTTAGGACTGATGTATTCGCCAACAAAACGCGTCAGCATGTCTTTAATGTCCGCTACGGAACTTTCAAGTTTGCCAAAGCGCTCATCTGTTTCTTTCTGCTGCTTGTAGGTGGGGTTTAGGTCTGCAAGTAGGGCGGTCGCCTTATTGACAATCTCACGTTGCTTGTCTACGGAGGACAACACTTGTTCCGCTACATTCTTCATTGCCTCTACCTCTCGCAATAGTCCCTCTTTGTCGGTCGCCAATACCACGTTACCGGCGTATGTCACCGCCGAGGCTTCGGGCATGGTGTATGTCAGTGTCTTGCCGTCAACTTCGATAGTGATGTCAACCACCATTTGCAACGCTGTCGGGTTAGATATACTGATATTGGGGTTTGTAGGCGCATTCATGTCTATATGTGGCAATGATGCGGCAATGACTTTACCCTGCGTCAATGTGAGTGCCACTTTGTCTAATAGATAGACGGGGTAACTTTGCTTTAAATCTCTGAAAAACAACATATATATTTGTCTTACTGCAACATTGTTTGCGCTATCTGTGATAATGCGGTGGCGCTGTTCGTCTCCCCTAATGTGGTTAAGACAAGCGCCGCTATGTTATATAACACAGCATCATAGCAATGCTCGCAAATGTCTACGCCGCTATTAAAGTCTATCGTGGGGTGTGGCAGATAAAGGCCCCGTTCCACAAAGGCATCTTCGCTCTTGCACGAATAGAACTCTAAAGCCAACCCCTCGGGTCTGCGTACAATAGCACATACAGGCCGCTGCGCCGTGCCGCGTAACCCTTTGTGTCGTTGTCGCTGTAACGCGTATAGGGGGTTGTCAATCGTTATAGCGGTGCTAACAGCGCGCTCCCAATCACTCATCTTGAATGAAAGAAACCGCATGAAGTCTGTCGGCAATAGTAGCCAACCGCATTGTTGCTCTTCCCAATAAACATCATCATCGGCGCCGAAGTTGTGACCGCTTTCCAATAGGGGAAATGGTGCAGCCTTATGTACGCTCTCTACCGCCGGAAGTATTCTGCTCCTTATTATTTGGTTAAGAGTTAGTGTGTCCTCGTCACCGTCTAATATAAGCGCCTTATCCGTGGTGTTCTGGTCAATGACAATTCGAACGTCACGCGTTATTATGTCTATCGGGTATATCATGCAGCGTTTTAGTTGATGCCGTCAAACGCTATGCCATTTGCAGCCGCTGCCGCTTCTACCGCCGCCAACGTCTTTAACTTCGTCCTGCTAAGGCCGTAGTGTTCACATAGATATTCTTTCGCTTCGTCTATGTCTTTCACCATAATCTTGGAGCTGCCAGCCTCTACTTCAACCGGCGCTTCTTCCTTTGGCTCTTCTATCGCTTCTTCGCGGAAGAGCTTGCCGAAGTGGTGGTGCTTCTCCAAGGCTGCTTGTATTGTCTCGTTGTCGGTGTAGTAAACGCTCCCACCCCCTGTAAGGGGTGAGAACGCTACGTGTAACGAATGCCCGTTGCCCAGCATAAGACTAAGGCTTATGCCGGACTTCGAACAATATTTCTTCATGCTCATAATTACGGGTTAGTTGTGGGTGCTTGTGCAAGGCGGAGGCGTGCATGCGCCTTAGCATAACGCAAGTACAAGCAAGCTACTTCTTGAATGACAACGGCATCCGTGCGGCGTATACCGGCCTTTTTGAGGTCAAGGACGTTACGGCTCCACGATACATGTGTCTTCTTAGTCAGATATTCGGGGTCAAGGGCAAAGCCGTAGTCACTCATGCCGTTTGCATCGAACAGTTCGTGATGGATGGTAAGCACTTCACCGAAGTCGGTGTCCCAGCTCTTGAACTTCAAGTTCCAGCATTCTACGGTGTCTTTAAGGCGGAACTTCTCGCTGTCAATCTTTGAGAATGCGCTAAGCATGTCAGAGCCACAGAAGAGAATTTTACGTTTGTTGCCAATGCCCGTACCAACGAACAAGTCTTTGGTGATGTCTACCAAGTTATCATCAGAGATAACGGCACACTGCTTTTCGCTGTCCCACTCGCCGACCTCAATGTCTTTGCCGGCCATGTACCAAATACCACCGGTAAACCAAGTGGCAGCACCATTCTTAGAGCTGTGGTGTACACAGTTCTTTGCACCAAAGAGGAATGTGTTTTCCTGCGCAAGTCGCATATCATATATACCGTCTTCCTCGATGTCGGAGAACGTCCAATCGGCTTCCTTAGCAGCTATCTTGTCAAAGGTGGATTGCTCTACCTGTATCATGAAGTTTTGGCAGTACTGTGTCTCGGAAGTGGGGATGTTGTTGAAACGGCCGGTCTGTACGTCCAACTCACCGCAAGCCTTACCCATACGAACAAGGGTTGCGCCACTCTCAATTGCCGGCACGTATATCGGGCGTTTCTTGCTGTCAAGGTTGCCATTCACAGCGTATACGGTAGGCATAGAAGTACTATCGTTTTTGCCGCATACACACAATACCAAGTCGGGAGTGTTGGGGTCGTCACTATCATAGGCAACACCGTTCTCGTCATAGGTGGCTTTCACGCCGACAACGCGGATAGTGTCGTCAAGGGTAAACATAGAGGCATCGTCAACAGAAAGACTTACGCTCTCGCCGGAAGTCTGAGCCGTGACGGCGGCAGTGGTCTTGCAAGAGATAGGACGCGTGCCAACGCTGTAATACTTGACCTCAAAGCTGTCACAGGTCTGCGCCTTAGCGTAACGGGAGATTTGGTCAAGCGGCGTAGCCATAGGGCGTATTTTGGTGATACGCGCGTCAACGTCACTGAGGTAGAAGTTGTCACTACCATACATGCGGCCTGCGGTCTCGGTGGCAATGCCGCCAATGGTGGTGCCGGTGTCGCCCACACCGCTTTCAGTCTTGCCTGCATCGGGCAGGTCGGCGGCTGCGGCCATCATTACGCCGGATGAGGCACCGGCCAAAAAGGCACAGAGCGAAAGCGCCCAACCGAACGCGCGCTCTGCAAAGTGTGTCATTTTCTTAAACATAAGTATTAGGGTTATTTATTTAGTTCATTTGTGCGTTATTCTCTTCATACCGCCCTTGCTCCATATAGAGTTATCGGGGCTGTCGTAGCGGTCAAGTGCGCCCAAGGAGGCGCCGTCATCTCTGCGTGAGCCGGTGGGACTTCCGCCCAGCGGTATTGTTCCATCCCCCTTTTGGGAGTGGCGTAGCCGTTCGGTGATACGCGCATTGCGGCCTGCTACTTCGCCCTCTGCACGAGCATCGGCCACGGCACCATCGTAATTATTCGCCTTTGAGAAGAGTTCAAGCGTAGAGGCATCAAACTTGCCCACTACCATGTCATTTGCAACAGCAACAATACGGCCAATGAGCGCATCTATCTCGTCATCACTCATACCGTGCGACTGCTGAAACTCCTCTATGACCCGTGTAGACTTCTCGAAGTTCTCTTTGTACAACTCGTCTAACTCGCGTTCCTGCGTTATGCGCTCCAAGTATTCTTTCTGCGCTTCGGCAAGCTCCTCTTGTCGTTCGGGGTCGTCAAGAATGTCTCGGAGTTCCGGCCCGAAACGGCGCATAAGCCCCACTGCGGGGTCCTCGCCGTTCTTTATACCTACCAATAAGGCGGCACTTCGGGGGTCGCTGTCGAACATGTCTAACAACGACTGCTCGCGGTTGCGATAGTCGTTTATCTCATTGTCGTAGCTATCGAAGTCATCCAGCGTTTGGCTGTAAATCTCGTCATCATCCTTATACTCCTTATCGGGGTACTTCTCCTTAAAGCGCGCAAGCACAAGCTCGCGCTTCGGTTTAGTCGGTGTGCTTTCGCCCATAATAATAGTTGTGTTATGGTCTGTCTATTTTGATACTGCTACAAATGTATACTAATAAAGTCCATGAAAAGTTATATTTTATTGGAATTGAAGAATTTGTTAACTTTGTAAATCATAGTCTGTTGGAATGGGATATATAGGCACAAAGTTTGAGTTCATCAAACAACGGGAAGAGGAATTGTTTAAAGCATATACCATTGTCCTAAGAGCAGCCGACCGGATAGTCATATCGGAGGTTATGCAACAAACGGTTCTTATGCCGTGTAGCCGCTTTTGGGTCACGGCCGACCGTGCGGCGGCGGTGCTGTCGGAGCTTCGCCGTGGTAAGAGCTTTGGTGGCATGAGCCGTTGCAAACGGGCTATGTATGAAGAGTTATTGCGGCGATATTGCCAAATGAGGGAACGTTATCCGTCAAAAGCCGCTATTGATATAGTGGCTGATATAGTAGAAAGCCCCGCGCCGCAATTCTACATGGAGGCTTCAACCGCAAACCAAATACTGACGGCAAGGCGCAATAAGTGGCGTGGCGATATATGAGGCTGCTCGCATTACTTCTGTCGTTTGTCATGCTTCTGTTGGCGCTGCTGCCAATTGATGTGAATGCGGTGTGCCTCGCTCGTGGCTCGCTCCTGCCTCGCCTATGGTATCACTTCTTCCACGTGTCCTTTCTTCATGCAGCGGTAAACGTGTGGTGCTTCCTGCAATTGGTGTTCCTGTATAAGATAAGCAGCCGCAAACTTCTCACCGCCTATATAGTAGCAACCGTAGTACCTACATTCTGCTTATCGCAGTCGTCCGTTGTGGGCTTCTCGGGGATATGCTTCGCGCTTATGGGTATGGAGACTTTCCATATTAGGCGCAAGGGACGCTATCTCTGCACCGTGCTTGCATTCCTGTTATTGGGCTTCCTGTTCCCCTCGGTCGCTGCCGCCGTCCACGTCTTTTGCTTCGTCACAGGCGCGGCGATAGCCTTTATAAATACCCCCTTATCATGTCTACGCAAGGTTACATAATAGAGGAGAACGACAAGCGCAACGCCCAAATACACGCGAAGTTCAACCCAATAACGGGCGAAGGCTCTATTGGCGAACGGGAGAAAGTGAGCATATTCGATTTCCCAATCCGCCACCAATGGCTACCCGTTCGCATGTTAGAGCAGCCATTAATAAAAAGTATAATGAGCGCCGGTACGATATACCGCTTCTTGAAGTATACCCTACAAGCGCCAACGAATGAGGAGGCGGCGGCAAAGGTTATAGACATGTTCGTTCGCGTCCGCTGTCATTATGATTTCCCCTTTTGGGCAGCTACATTCGCCGTCATCAAGAACAAGGCCGGCGGTGACGATATTAAATTCCGACTGACAAGACCACAACGGAACTTCGTGTCTTTGCTTGAACAAAAGCGGTTAGCGAATGAGCCAATCCGTATTATAATGCTGAAAGCGCGTCAGTGGGGCGGCTCTACCACGGTGCAACTATATATGGCGTGGTTGCAGTTAGTACATCGAACGGGTCTTAACTCACTCATCATTGCCCACCAAACAGCCGCCTCGGATGAGATAAAGGACATGTACGACCGCTTGATAGCGAACTACCCTTTGGAAATGCTCTACCCCCAAGGTGCGAAGTATAACCTCAATGAGACAAAAATGGAGGGCGTCGGCATGTCGGGCGCTATCCATAGAGTGCCGCAAAGGAATTGTAAGATAAAACTCGGCACGGCTGAGCGCCCTAACTCGTGCCGTGGCGGCGATTATAGCTTGGTGCATTGCTCGGAAGTGGGAATGTGGAAAACCACAGACGGCAAAGCGCCGGAAGATATAGCCCGTTCGGCTTGCGCCGGCGTGCTTCTCAAACCGTATACTATGATAGTATACGAAAGCACCGCCAACGGCACGGGTAACTTCTTCCAACGTGAGTATGACGCGGCCAAACGCGGAGAGAGCCAATTCACAGCAGCATTCGTGCCGTGGTATGATATAGACCAATACTCACTACCCTTTGCCAACGATGCTGCTATGTATGACTTCGCCGCCAACCTATACATGTATAAGGATAATGAACAGGCGGAAAACGCGCGTTCGGAGCCGGGGCGCTATCTTTGGCGACTGTGGGAAAACGGGGCCACCTTAGAGGCGATACACTGGTATGTGAGCGAACGCAGCAAGTACGGCAATCACGAGCAAATGGCGGCTGAATACCCGTCTGACGATATAGAGGCGTTCGCGCATTCGGGCGCTCGCGTGTTCGATGCATACCGCGTAGAGGACTTGAAGAAAGCCGGCGTGCGTGATGCGTTGATACGCGGCGAAGTATGCGGCGACAAGGATAGCGGCAAATTGGCATTGGCCAACGTACACTTTAACAGCGATAGACAAGGCGCATTAAAGGTATGGAAATATCCCGAAATAGATGCGAACGAAAAAGTGGCAAACCGCTATATGGTGGTGGTCGATATTGGAGGCCGCTCAAATAGCGCCGACTATTCGGTGATAGCCGTCTTTGACCGCGTGCGAATGATAGACGGGGGGCCGCCGGAGATAGTGGCACAGTGGCGCGGTCATACGGATATAGACCTTTTGGCATGGCGCTCGGCACAAATAGCCTATTGGTATGACCAAGCGCTGCTAATCATTGAGAGCAATACACTTGAAACACACGACCGCGACCGCGATGTTGACGGCGACCAATCTCAATTTATCCTCAATCAGATAAAAGACGTGTACCCGTACCTATATGCTCGCCGCCAATCGGAAGAGGATATTGTGCAGGGCTTGCCGCGTAAATATGGCTTCCACACAAACACCGCCACTAAACCCATGATTATATCAACGCTTATAAAGGCTGTCCGCGAAAAACTATATGTCGAACGCGTCCAAGACGCAATAGATGAGCTTATTGCATACGAGAAGAAACCGAACGGCGCTTACGGTGCTATTGTCGGCCGGCATGACGATATATTAATGACGCGTGCAATAGGGCTTCACATCTGCTTCTCGGAAATGGAGCAGCCGTATTATACAACACGCTACAACCCCGACCGCACCACATATCTAAGGAGGAACAAAGTTGCCAATTCGGCAACGATATAATAATATAAACAGCTATCAATGAATATATTACAACGAATACGCGCAACACTGCTCTACCGCTATGCGGTGACTAAGGCAAACAGCGCCGCCACAGCAACAGAGAACCGCCAATATGTCATGCCCACTTTTGACGGCTCACGCAAAGTAGTGGTAATGGATAGATATAACTTCCGCAAGTACAAGCAGAAGGGTTATATAGACGAAAGAGCCACGGTGCGCGACTTGGAACGGGAGTGCTTCTACTGCACGCCTTACACCAATGGCACACACGGCTTATCCAAAGAGCAACAAAAGATAAAGCAGCAAAACTTCTTCAATTGGTATCAAGCAATGCTGCTGCTGTCGTACTCCTCGAAGAAGAGGTAGGGTCAAACATCATTGTCGGCGGCTAACTCGGCAAGCTTTTCTCCAATCGAAATGGATATGCCGCTGTCGCTGCTAAGGTCAACGGCGGTACTCTGCATCTTCGGCACCACGTAGTTTGTCAACCTCTCATACGCGATAAGCCGTTCATTTGGGGTTAACGCCTCTATGTCCTCGTTGAACTGCTCACTATTATAGTAGTCGCTAATCTTATTGCGCAATATCTCTTTTACTGCGCCGGTTATCCTATTGGGGACGCCCGGAAGTCGTCCTCCTGTCTTTCTCCCTTCCATAGTCTGTTATTGTTGAAGTGGTACTTGTGGTTGCTGTGGTTGTGGCATCTGCTGCGCCTGCATCTGCTGCGCCTGCATCTGCTGCGCCTGCATCTGCTGCGCCTGCATCTGCTGCATCATCTCGGGCGATAGGTTTTGCGCCGCCTCTTCATCTCCTTGCTTGGCTTGCTCCTTCTGGCTCTTGATGTTCTGCAACAACGCATCGGCAAACGGGAAGTCACCATATTCAAGCAGCTGCTCCAATGATATTTGTTGCGACTTCCATATCTCTAACAAGAACTCGTTCGCAACTTGGCGATAAGCCGGTGTCTGTGCGCTTTCGGCAATGGATATGTCGAAGTCCACATTGTGCATCTCGCCTATCTGTTGCGCCGTCTTGTTCGCAATCTTACCCACAATGGATAATATGCGCCTGTCATCGTAATACTGCTGTATATCTTTGACAATCTTGTTTGCCAACGTGCGCCGTAACATTGCAAACACGTCTAATATGTCCACCAGTGACGTGGTGGCATTCTGCACTTGCTGCCTGTATAAAGCCGCGCTCGTGCCGCTATATCCCACCTTGCCTTGCAACGCGCCCTGCACACCGCTTATCTCCTCGAAGAACCGCAACTGCAAGTTAAGCAGCTCACTAATACCCACATTCGTGGCATTGCCGCTTATCTGCTGCGGTGCAGGCACTCCCGGCTTCGGCTTGTACAGTATGACACCGCCAACACGGCTCCACTCATCGGCTATATCGTCCATGCTCATACTCTCGGGCAACGCATCTTCGGGGAACATCATAACGCCCTTGGCCGAAGAACGCATTATCCAATCATACATCGTTATAAGCCTGTTCGCATAGCGCTGCTGGTCTATGACGTCAGATACAAACGAATGTATCTCCCCGTCAACAAAGGGATAGGCGACAAAGACATACGGGTGTTCTTTATGCTCATACGGCGTTTCACCCTCTTTAAGTATGTGGCCGAAGGGCGTAAGGTAGTAGAAGTACCAATAGTCATCAATAAACCATTCGGCCTTTACCAATGGTATATCATCTTCGGCCATGCCACCGGCTAAGCCTAATTCAAGCCGCTGCGCGTTCTCCTCGGTGACAAACTCGTCATAGTCCTCTACCTCAATTTTGAACACCTCGCCCGTATTGAGGTCGTGGCAACGATAACGGGGCTTGCTCTCTTTCCTCCACACTTCGATAACTCGGCAACGTGTGGGGTCATCGGTGAATAAGAAATCGTAGTTGTGCAGCCTGCTGTACCCGAATTGCTCGCATGTAGACTGTATGCTTCGGCGGTCGTGGGCATGCGCATATATGTCTCTTAGCTTTCGGTAGTCCGCTTCACTTTCGGCAAAGTTGCTACATAGCGCTTGAAAGCTTATGTCGTGTACCTCGCCAATACAGCTGACGTCCCACCCTCTATAATCACGCATATTGCCGTCAACGAAGAAGTTGTTCGGTGCAACAGCATCCGCCCAACAATCTAATTTGCTGTTACGCCAACCATACCACACACGATAAGCAACAACGCCGCCAATGAGGAAGTCTTCTAATGCACGTGCGCAAACATCCTCTACTTGGTTGACTTGCATGTTATACTGCAATAACGTTGACAACGCCTCGGCTATTGGCTGCTCTTCTCTGTCACGGGCAACACACATCGGCTCCGTGCCTTGGTTGCGGTATACGCCGACAACGTTCTTCACCAACCTGCGGATTAGGTTGTTCGTCAACGGCACCTGCCCACGGCTCTTTATATACTCCTCCTCGGTCATAGTCTGCCCGTCTACCTCAATAATGTCACCCCATTGGTCACCATACGTGTAACGCTTGGCGCGCTCGCGGTCGTGCCTAAACCTATCCATGTTGTCCCAACAGCGCTGCGCGTCCATAAGCACATCAAAGGCGCGGCGCTCGCCAAACAGCTTGCTCCGCTTTATGCTATCAGGCTCGTAGTCGGGGTTTACCCTCCTAAGGCTATGTAACCTTGTCTTTCTCATAATTCAATGGAGTATATATACTGCTCAAAATTACGCGTTTATCCTGTGCCGTGTTCTATGTTTATTGTTCTTCCGCATTGGCCGTTGCCGGCTCTTCCTCGTGGCTGTCGGCATTGTCAAGCTCTTGCATAAGTGCGTCCGCCTCCGCTACCGCATTTCGCTTCAACTCATATGCCCTTAACGCTATCTCGGCCAGCGCCGTACTGTCACCGGCTATCTCGGCACGCTTCTTTATCCGGTTAAGACGTTGCAGCGCGTTGCGGTAAGGGTACATGACGCTATCCAACATCGCCTCGGGAGAGTAGCGCAATTCATTGAACAGCCGCCTGTACTCTTCATCATACGGTGCTCGCTGCGCATAGGCGCGAAGCAGCCTGTTCGTTTCTTCTGACCGGTCGGCATAATTGAAGTACGATTGGTTCACGTTGCGTTGCCGCGTGCGCTCGCCGTCAACCTCCTTTACTATGCGGTTTGCAATAGGCACGTCCTGCCATGAGAACTCACGGTCACCAAAGGCAGTGTCCCAGCCCTTAACCGCTTTGTCCGGCATGTCATACCAACCGCCCAAATAACCACGTAACAGATACTCAATACAGGCGGGGTTGATGTCTACCGCGCCCTGCTTAACGTCATTGCCGCCGGTCGCCTCATTCGCCCAACGTGCGAAGTCAACCAAATAGGGGTTTGTTGACTTGTACGATTTAGTCCAATCGGGCATATTGGCATTGTAGTCCGACTGCTTGTATATTGGCAAGCCCGTCCAACTCGTGTTCGTGCTGACGGCGAACACCGGCTGCGCCATTGTCGGCACAAGCGCTTGCGCTCCGCGCCCCTCCATGAGGTCTATCGGCAGAAGTTGTGATACCTGCGCCACGGCCTGCCCTGCCAACTCCTCATTCGTTAGCGACTTGGCATGTCCGGTCTCTATCGTGCCTAACAACTCACCTAAGCCGTACGCGGCTCGGTACTCTACTGACAACGGGATGCAGATATAACGGTCGCCATAACGGAACATGAGATTACTGCGGCGTGTGTATTCGGGGATGTCGAAGTAACCGCCCGTGGCATTCCCCTCCTCGTCCTCTTCGCCGTTATCCCTATCCTCATCAAAATAACCCATTTGCGCCGCAAGAAAACCTAACGTTGCCAATACCCCAATGTTGAATAATGCCGCATTTATCGGCTCGCGGCGCCATATTTTGGATTGCGAGTTAAAGCCCTGCACGCCGGCGTTCCAAAAGATATACAGCTCTCGGCATATGCCGGCATGTAACGCAACGAAGTTGCCTATCTTGGTTTGCCCCTCGGCGTTGTAGAACCGCGCGCCGGCTCCTTTCTTGTTGAAGTTGACGCTTATCTCCTTTGCGTCCCATATAGCACGTTCCAAAGGCCGGCCGGCCTGCATTGAGGTCATGAACGCGGCAAATCGCGCTGCATTCTCCGCTGCACGCCCCACCTCTTGGTATCGTTCCCAAAACGCTTTCACCGCCGTCCCTATGGATGTGAACAGCCCATTGCGGCGGATGGTGATGTCTTTCAACAACTTGCGCTTCTGCGTCTCTATGTCCTGCGTGTTGAAGTAGCCCGTTTCACCGCCGCCCTCAATAAACTGCTTAAATAGCCGCTGTGTCTCTTTGCTCTCATCCAACGTGCCGGCCATCCATTTGTTATATAGATGCACCATGACGGGTAACACTTTCGCATAGTTCCAGTTGTAGTGCGCCGCATACTTGGCAGAACTTCCTTTCAGCCACACAGCGGTGTTTGACCATCCCATGTCTCTGAATAAGTTGCTAATTATAAAGCTCGGACGGTTTGTGGTGAACGCTTGACTTTCAAAGCGGTTTATCTTGCCAATGAAGTTTGTTATCGCCGCCAAATAGTCGGGCATAGGCATGTCGGGATTGGTCATGCCGTTCAGCGCCTGTGCCGCGCGAGGACTGCCCGTAATTGTCAGCACATGCAATTTGCCGTCTCTCCATACCGTTACTTGGTGTTCGGTTAGGTTGTTGCGTACAACCTTATATAAGAAGTCTTTGTCGCCACTGCGCTTGTCAACGGTCACCAAATCAGACGGGTGCTGCTCTACGAAGTTCAAGAACCGCTGCTTCATCTCGTTGCGGTTTGCCTGCATTATAGCCGTAGTGCCAATAAAGCAGATATAGGCCAACGGGTCATCGGCAACGGACGTACGCCCGTAGGCGCGCTTCATCACATTGCCCTCACCGGCTATGTTGTCTTCCAAGTAGGCGTATACCTCATCGGAAGTTATCTCAGCCCAGCCGCGTAACGGCACGTAGAACTTAAACCGCTTTTGCTGCCGGTCAAGTTCTTCCTCTGACAACATACCGCATTCATGCAACTTAGACTGCGTTGACTTGGTGGCCGCATGTATTGCGTCCCATAGTGCGTTTATCTTCTCCGCTCCTACACTCGTTTCGTATTCGTTGACAAACGTCTCCGCCGCCGCCTCTGCATCAGCTACTTTTGCTTCGCCCATAAGGGATGTGAGGCCGGAATAGTCGCGGTGAAATTTGCCCTTCGGAATAATCGCTTTCGGGTGTTTCTCCTTATACTCGGCAAGCGCCTCTGCCTCCATTACGCGGTTGCGTTCAAGTCCATGCTTGGCAACAAGATAGTCTTTGAGTGTTTGGTATGAGCGCTTGTCATTGGCTATTGCACTTGCCGCCTCTACCACCGGCTCGAATACTACCTTTCGCCATGTCTCCGCCTCCACTTTGTTGCGTGACGATAGTGAGTTCTCTCGTATATAGGCGTTCTGCTCCACCGGTACGTCTTCAATGCGGAAGTCTCGGCGCTTGCCGCCCTCGGCCTCATAGATAGCGCGGTAGGCCGCGGAAAGACCTAACATGCTGTCTTTGATTGCTTCATTCGATTGATACAGTGACGTGGCAACACGCTCATCATATAGGGCGCGTGCCGCCACGGCCTCCGGATTGGTCTCGCTCGCGGCGCGGTAGCGGTATTCGCCGACCCCCAACGCCTGTTGCATAGCAACGTCCTCGGCATGCTCAACAACCGTATCGCGCAACCCACCACGGCGTGCCAGCTTGTAGCTCTTCCATAGCAGATAACTGATTTCGCCATCTCCTATGTTATAGCCAATATGTATTTTGGCGGCACGGAACATGTCTAAGAACGCATCACGTATCTTCTGCCACATCGTGCGGTTCTTGCGGTCGGTGACAACTTGATACGCATGTTCTCCGAAGTACTCGTCTGTGGCAATGCGGCGTTCCCTATCGGTAACGCTCTTGCCCTTTCCTGCTAACTTCTGCGCCGCTGCGTCTATCGCTGCGCGAAGTTCCGCCTTCGCTGCGTTATATATCTTGTCTAAGAATGTGTTAAAGTGCTCCTGTCCTACGACTGCGCGAACGCCCTTGTGGCCTACTACCTCGTGGAATACGGTGTTTGCCACGTCTGCCGCGTCCTCGTTGTGCGGCACTACCACAGCCACTTTGCCGTTGCCTGTGTTGTACCAGCCCTTGTAACGCTTCCCCGTACCTTCTTCGTCAAGCAGGTCTACCTCGTCTATGATTTCAATGTCGCTGTGCAGCTCCTCTGCCGCCGCCTGCGCCGCCTCGCGTATCTGCGCATTCTGCTCCGCCGTGTTCTTCGGCTTCGGCACTGCCTCTAAGTTGTTCTCGGCAAAGCGGTAACGCAACTCGGACGTTTCGCCGGTCTCTCCGGCCTCTTCTTCACCGGCGCTCTCGGATACATTGGCTACGCCGACTTCCGCGTCCATTTGCGCGTATTTCGCCTCTTTCGCCTCCAACTCTTGTTGCATCAACGTTTCATATTCGGCTAATCGCTGTTCAAGCTGCTGCAACCGTTCCTCTTCTTCAAACGGTTTGCCGTCGAGTGGGCGAAGTGTATCGTATTCCCTTTGAGCCACCTCGATTGCGTGGTCTATCGCTTCTATCCTTTCCGTTGCGTCTTTGCCCGTCATAACGTTGTCCACAATGTCGGTAAGGGCTTCGCGCAAATATTGCCCCTTGACGGGAATGTCCTCCAAATGGAGTTCGGGGCAACTATATCTCATGTCGGTATGCACTACGGTTGTAGGTTGTCCCAAAAGTGGGGCGACCTCCTTGTATGTGCGTGTCCTAATGGTGAAGTCTATGCCGCCTACATTGATAGTGAGTTCGCGTGTTTCGTTCGCATCTGCGCGGAACGCATTGCGTATCCGTTCCTTTGTCTCGGCCTGCTTCTTGTTATACTCCTTTAGGAAGTCGGCCATCTCTTCAACGCTGCCGTACTGCCGCCCGTTGACGGTGATGGTGCGGTCTGCCGTTGCTTGTATGGTACTTAGTTGCTCTTCTAACAACGCCCTTTCCTGCCCATATTGGCGTATCTCATGCTGCAATTTGGGTAGTACGGCGTTTATGTATTGTTGCTGTTGCGCCCACTGCTGCCGCTTGTGCCGGATTTTTCTCACCTCTTTCTCCGCTGCTTGTTTGAGTAAGGCATATTGGCTACCGGACAAGTTTGCCATGATGTCACCGAATGTGTCTTGCTCTTCTGTAAGAGTGCGGTTCTCAAAAGCATTAGTTATTAAAGAGGGGGAGTCCATTATGGTGTTAATAAACTTCTCCTTAATCTTTAAGCGTTGATAGGCTGTTACGTCTAAGCTGTCCTCTACGCCAAAGCGAAGAAGTCTTACCGGCTTATCCATATCTCTGTGCAGGTTGCCTTGGCGTAGCATACGGCCATTGCGCTGCGTGTAGTCCATAGGACGAACAGGCGCATCAACGTGAATAAGCGTGTGCAACCGCTCTTGTATGTTAACGCCCGTGCCGAGCGTTAACGTACTACCCATGATAACACGTACATCACCCCTATTCACCGCATCGAAGATACTAACCTTTTTCTTGTCGCTCATCCCCGAAGTCATAATGACAATTTTGTCTTCGGGTACTCCGGCCTCTACCAACTTGTTGCGTATATCCTCGAATAGGTTAAAGCCGTCTTGCTTGTTCTTGAAGTTATCCGAAAAAATAGCGACCGTGCCTTTATAGTCGTCTGTCTCTTTTAATGTACGCAAAGTCTGCCTTACCGTCTCATTTGTCTTGCTCTTCGGCTCATCCGGCATATCACCGAGCCCCGGTACAAGTCGTGGGTCAATAGCTGCTATCTTGGCAATGTTGAACATCCTCAACGGGACATCTCGCTTTACTCGCTTCTCCGCGGGTGGCAAGTTCTCCCACTCCTCCAACGTCCTGCGTATATATTTCATCACCTCACGCAATGCCGGTGTCTGCGGTAGGTATATGTCTTGTGCTGCGCCGGTTTCCAACTTGGGTATTCTGTCGTTCAAACTGGCTACGTCAGAGGTGCGAACGATATTGGCCACGTCCAGCCAAATACGCGCCAACTCCGGCATATTCACATAGTCGCTGAAACGGGTTACAACCCCATACTTGCCATCCGCCTTAAACTCCGGCATCTGCTGCACCCTGCCGAAGTTTCGAACAAAGTCATCGAAATAATATATGCCATATTCTTTGAGCTTGTCAGCCGGCATAAGATAGCGCAAGAACGTCCATGCCTCGGCGGCGGTGTTGCTCACAGGCGTTCCCGTGGCAAAGACAACTCCACGTCCGTTGCTCTTTTCATAGACGGATTGTGCTTTCAGATATAGACCTTGCGCCCTCTTGCTGAATGAGGGGTCAATGCCTTTCACCCCACGCGAAAAAGCAGTCTCAAACCCGAGGTGCTTATACATGTGCGCTTCGTCCACAAGTAATGCATCAATACCCATGCTGTCGAAGTCAAGCGCATCATCTACCCCACGGTCGAGTAATCCCTCCATGCGCGACCTCACATTTTGAGCCGTCTTTAACTTGTTCTTGTCGGTCTGTGGCGCTACTCCTTGGGTCTCTTCTCTGTTTAAGGTGGCGTTTATCTCAGTCGCCTGTACGTAGAGGCCGGCTATCTCTTTTTCTACTCGTGCCAATTCTCGCGTGTCTACGCCCTTGGTGTTCCGCAACACTTCTAAGAGGTGGCGTTTCTCTTCTATGCGCTCATCAATATACCGCTGCTGACGTGCGGGGCTGTCGGGTATCTTGTCAAAGGTGGATTGCGGTATAACAATCATATCCCAATCGTTGTACCGTATCTTCGCGAAGAAGTTCTGCCGGCCTGCCGCTGAACGGTCTATATCTTCAAGTGTGAGTATCTTCGCATTCGGATAGAGCGCTTTTGCACTTGCAACGAACTGCCCAACCGTAGCATTCTGCACAACTATCATCGGCTTGTTCGCAATATGCAGGCGGCGCATTTCCATTGCAGAGGTGATAAGCGTATATGTCTTGCCGCTGCCCACCTCATGCGCAAGCAAAGTCGGCTGTATCGTGCCTATTATCGCGCCTTTCGCTTGGTGTTCGCGCAACGCGAAGTCTTCCCCGTTGATTACGTGGGCAGCATTTGTGAAGTGCGCCGGTATGTAGCTTTCGGGTATAGTGATAGGTATGTGACTGTTGTACTTCTCGTTGTACGCCTTTTCTATACGTGCGGCCAATTCGGGGTCTTGCTGCATCTTAGCGTGCGCCCACTCCGTGAATGACTGCCGTATATCATCTATCCTTTCAGCACAAGCCGCCGTGGCCTCCTTGTCAAATACCGTTTTGCCGTACATGTCGGTCTTTTGGACCGTGATAACTTTATTCTGCAACGCCGCTACAAGTAGGTCCGTGCCATACACCCACTTATCACACTTTCCGCTATATATGCCGGCCGTCATATTTGACTTAAAATTTTTCTCCCATTTGCCGAGGGGATTAACAACCCACCGGCCACCGACAAGAGTGATTTTTACGTCAAGGCCGGTCTGCTCTTTTATGTAGTCTGTAAACAGCTTCGGGTCTACCCATGATGCGCCAAAGCCCACCTCTATGAGGTGCGCCGGAATATCCAACGGCACGACCCGTTCAAGTGCTTTAATATTAGCGTCATATTGGCCATTGGTGTTGTTCGCCTTTGCTTGCTCTAACTTCTGACGTACATTGCCGCTGAGGTACACGTATGCGGCTTCCACTTCCCCCGAAACAGGGTTCTCGTAGCCTAAGCCCTCTTTTATAATCTCTGCACGTACAGTCTCCTCGGAAACATTGAGCTCTTTGGCAATCCTCGGAATATCTATTCGGCCATATCTCATGTTGGTTATCTGCACGCCGTCTGCTATGCTTGTTATATGGATTGGCGCTTCATAGTCAACCACACGGCGCGAGAACACATCTGCCTTGCCATACGTTATTTCTTTTGCCCCGCTTAACGTGCCTTTCTCCTGCACCGTCTCTAAGCCCGCAATAGAAGAGAAGTCAATGTCATTGCGCAAGAACGCAATACTCGTATTACGATTGAAATGCCCGTAGGTGCGTACAAAGTTGTCATACGCATTATTCAGCTTGTCAAGAAGTGGTTGTAACCCGTCATCCTCTTCGTGTTGTGTCTGATAGTCTAACACCTCTTGAACAGCGTCTTTTACCTTCTTGTAGCTGTTAAAGCACTCTACCTTAGTGTGTCCCTTTACTTTTGTGGCTTTCGTGTCTAAGGGAACAGCCTTGCCGCGCTGCGCAACGCATAGCACGCCTTTGCTGTCAACAAGCAAACTGCCTTCCTTGACCCCCTCGCCTAATTGTTCGTAAAGTACTTGGTCGCGTAGTGCTTCGTCCGTGGTTTGCGCCCGACTTCCACTTCCCCACTCTTTTTGAGTAAAAGACTTCACCCAATCGGCTAACATCTGCGCTTGGTCTTTCCCTGCCACCGGATAAAGACCCATCGAAGTGGGTCGCCACGTGTCGTTGTGTTCAAAGGCAAACCCCATTTCGCCGGCCATGCATTCGGGGTGTTCAACGAAGTACCTGTTATACATAAGGGGTAGCGCCGTTTTAGCGTATTCGGCACTCCTCTCTATTGCGGTTGTACTTACGTCTATCGCGTTTGCATTCCGCTTTTCATTAGGCAGTCGCTTACGAACGACAATAATATCCGAAGTAACGGCCGTGCCTGTGCCTTCAAAGGTCTTGTTGTTCAAGCGGAACGCGCCTACCACATCCGCATTGCCACCCTTTACATCGGTAATCCAATTACGAAGAGCCGCCGACTTGTCAAGTGTATTGCTGCTTGTGATGAAAATGCCAATACCACCATGGCGCAACTTGCGTATATTCTTGGCTATACAGAAGTCGTGAATATCGCCGAACTTTTCCGACAAGTCCTTATCGCCGGTGTCGTCATGTACGCGCAAATTCGTTACAAACGGCACGTTGGTAATAGAAAGGTCAACGCTGTTGTTAGGAATTTTCGTTTTCTCAAACCCCTTTACATCTACTTTTGCATCGGGATATAGCAGAGAAAGCATTTTGCCCGTGGCTTCGTCTATCTCAATAGCGTGCAACCGGCTACGGCCGCTTAGGTCTGTCGGCATAAGCCCTAAGATATTGCCAATACCGGCGCTGCCTTCGAGTACGTCACCGCCACGGAAACCCATAGCACGGGCAATATCCCACATCGCATCTATCGCGGCAGCCGGCGTATAGTACGCGCTGTTACCACTCATCACCGCCGACTGTAATTGTTCGGGTGAGAGCAAGGCTTTTATCCGGTCTCCATAATACCCTGTGAATGCGCCGCCAATACCGCCCCAGCCGCTGAAACGGCGCAACACAGCCATATCTTCGGGAGTGGCTTGCTCGCCGCTCTCGATAAGCCGTTGCATCGTCTCAAGCGCCTTTATGTTCGCTTCTATTCGAGCGGTGGGACTTTGCGGTGCAACGTCCGTACCACGCTCCACGTGGTTGTTGCGTGCATTCGCTACGCGTTCGCCGCTCGGATGTAGTCCAGATACTCCTGTGCCTCGTACGGGGTCAGCCGTAGAATTTTCGACACTACGTCCACCCACTCCGCTTCCGTGAGTTCCGCCAGCCTCATGTGATTGGCCCGTTCCCACCGGTCCATTCGATTGAGGTTCGTGTCCGCCTGCTCCTCCGGCAGTGCCGGTGCCAGCTGATACGTGTACTTGTGTACCTGCTGCGCTTGCTGTTCCTTGTGTTTCATCTGTATGTATATTTGATAGTTCAATAGGCTTTACTCGGCTGTCTATTTGGTCAAGCGGTATGAGCTCGCTCATTATCAAGTTGCCCGTGTTAAGCGTAAGCCCCTCCGGCCCGACCTCTTCAACCGTGGCTTCTCTCCACTCATCGTTGAAGGCGTCTTTGTATGACACTTGGCTGCCAACTTTATAACGCTTTTTTGCTGCTTTTATTGCTTCTTCTCGCTGCGCTTGACGTTCTTTATTGCGCTTTTCCTTTAACTCCGTCTCTGCTTTGGCGGCAGCAGCCTCATTTTCTATCTCATTTACTTTATGTTGCGCCGCGTCAATAGGACTTTGTGGCTGCGTTTGGTCGAAGTTCTCGCCGTCAATGCCCCTCAACTCTTCGTAAGGGGTCATGTCTTTGTCAATGCCGGCATTGATTATTTCCTTATCATCTCTTATAGCATTGTACGCCGGTTTGATGTATGGACGGATTTTGTCGCCCCACTCTTCCACCATCTTTTTTGCGAAGTCGGCGAACTTGCGAATACCCCCCTCAATGTGATATGCGCCAATGCGGATAGCCGTTGCCATTATCTCGACATCGAAACCCACATGAAGACGGTTCATCAACTCTCTCATTCTCTGAACATCTCTCTGATGCTCTTCCTCGGTGATGATTTTGTGAACGACCTTTTTCGGCGCTTCCGACTTCGGCGCTTCCGACTTCGGTGCTTCCTCCGTGGGCGTGGCTTCTGCCGGCTTCTCCGCCGGTGTCTCGCTCTCGGTCGTGGTGGGCTTCTTTTCCTCGCCCTCAACCTTGGCTTTATCTCCGCTCTTGTCGGCCGGCTTCAAATCGTCAAGCGACAACGGTGCCTCATCTTCCACTTCGGCCTTGCTGCGCCCCATGACCGTCTCAACGAAGTCTCGCGCCGCCTCCTCTGTCTTGAAGATGAAACCGCGGTTGTCTTTGTAGCTTGACCAATAGCCTCCTAAGCGCTTGGCAATAGCATTGCGCCCTCTATACTCCTCATCGCTTACACTCTTATCGAAGTTGACGACATACAAGTCCTCGCCCGTCCTTGTGTGCTTAGACTTCTTAATGTTGTAGCCTTTCGGCGCTTCACCCTTTTTGTAAAATGTGATAACATCGAAATAGTAATTATATTTGCCTTGGCCAACATGCGCTACGCCCACCTCGTAGAATACTCCGTTCTCTTCGTCAAACCACCGCACAGGCTCCGGCACGCCGGCCTTGACAATTTGTTCAACTACCCTCTTGTCGTCAACCGGCACTACTATCTTCTCCAAAGACCCACCGCCGACGCCTGCGGTATATCGGCTCTTCTCGTGTCCCTGCGCATACTTACGCGCATAGTCAACCATTGAAAGCAACTGCGCTTTCTTCTCTTCGGAAATGTTTGAATATTGTGCAACTTTGTCAACCTCCGCTTGCACCTCGTACTTATTCTTCGTACCTTTGCCGGTAGGCAAGTCACCATTAACAGTATCGGCAGCTGCATTGTCATTGTGCAATGTGAGGATAAGCCCTCCCTCTTTGGTGGCTTGCCTTTCTTTACGAACAAGCGCATCTCCGCTAAGGTAGTGCCAATTCACAATCTCCACATTGTCCTTAGTATTGTTCACTTCAAGCACGACCGCTGAATGCTTGCCATCGTTTAAGTGTATCAATATCCAATTATACGGACGTGTCGCCTTTTGGTTTTGTCCGTACAAATCGGGGTTATAAAGTACGTCATGCAGAATTTGACGGCTCTGTTCGGGCGTAAGGTCTGTATGCGCTTTGGCGTTCTTCTCAAAGATATTCTTCTTGATGACAACGGGCTTGCCGCCTGTCCCTATCGCATCGGCCACCTGCTGCGGCAGTGTGGGCAGCGTGACGCTCCTTGTGGGCGCGGTGAAGTCCTGCTCGGTCAGTTCGTCAACGCTATTGACGGTTTCCGTTATTAGTTTGCCTTCGCTATCAACGGCGTTGCCTTGTTCGTCTCGTTTGGGCGCATTGGCGCCCTCCGCCGTAGTTGTCGGCTGCGCTTCTTCATAGCGTGTGCGCTTCTTCAATATCTCTATGTCTTCTTCGCATTCTCTGGCTTGCTGCTCATAGGCTAGCACTCTGCCGTTGCGTCTGCGCTCGTTGATGCTGTCAATGGAATGATAATCCACCTCTCCATCCTCATAACTTTCTACGGCGACCGTGCCACCATTCTTCTTGTATTTGCGAGATGCCCAGTCCGCTGCTTTCTTACGATACTCCGCCGCTCTTTCTCTCAACTTGCGGATGGCTTCTTCCACTGTCGATGATGACCTCAGCACATCGCCGTAATCGCCTCCATATGCGCCCAGCTCTGCCACAGATTTCTCTTCATCAAACAGCTCTTGTGTCGTTTTTTTTGCTTCTGCTTCACCAGTGAAGAACCACCCGCCCCTCCTGCGTCTTGTGGATGAGTTCGCAGATTTCCCCTCATTTTCTTGCTCCGTGGCGGCGGCTTTCTGCTTGTTGTACTCGGCCACGCGTGCCGCGTACTCCTCCTCCGTCTCGCCTTTCAAATGCACAATCGGCTCAGCCAGCTTGCTAAAATCAACGTGCCTTTGCTTTCTTCTCGCCTCATTTATTCGAGATATATATTGCGCACCGCTCTCGCCCTCCATGCGGTCCGGCCATTCATAGCCATTCAGTGGTCGAACAACATCTATCTCAGCAGCACTGACCATCTTGCCGTCCTTGTTTATTTGCGGCTTGGAAACAAAGCTCACATAGGGCGCTGTGCCGTCCGGCAAAGTTTCGTCAACAGTGAACCTGCGGACAATAACGCGCATACCGTCACTATACTCTCCGCCCACTTTTATAGCGTCCCACTCGTAACCCTCCTTTTTGAGCTTGTCTGTCACTTCGGCAATCTCGGCGCGTTCTGCATCGGTGAGTGGGTCTGCTTCTCCACGCTCCTGCGCTCTGCGAATATTCTGCTCGATATTACATATCGCGGTGATTTGCCCCTTGACATCGCCGCCGGCTCCGGCTTCGCGCAAGTCGCTCAAACGTTTGTCAATTATCTTTCGAACGTGCGCTGCTGCTTTGTTCGTGGCTGTGCCTGCTCCTGCTGTTGCGTCTGCTGCATTGCCTGCGCCAGCAGTAGCGCCTTGGTCAGCGCCACGTCCTTGCTGCCCTGCTTCTTCTGTTTGCCCATTTGTGTCTCTATTGGTTAAATATTTTAGTGTCTCTTTCAGTAACTGCTCCTTGGTCGGTATCTCGCCGCTGAACAGGTCTATCTGCCCTGCCGCGTACTTCGCCGCCCGCTTGTTGTAGTCTTGAAGTACCTTTTTTAAGCGCGTCTCTCTCTTGTCGTTAAGCGCGTTGGCAAGCAGCTGTACAACAAGGGAGTTATACCTCTCGGTCGTGTCGTACTCTTCAAACAACGCTGTCTGCGCCGCCATGTCGGCCACAGGGTCACCCTCTTTGTAGCCTCCGTCCTTTCGCGCCGTATAACATAGGTCTATCGCCTTGCCTAACTCCTCGGTTAATGCGAACTCGCCTAATCGGGAATTATCCGAAATAGCCATTATAGCATTCACCACGCGCTTACGCATACTCGGCAAGTCCGCTAACTTAACTTGCACATCGGGGCTGCTCGCAAAGGCCTTGCCTATTATAGCGTTTTCAATAAGCTCTTTACCTCGCGCCGAAAGGCCGTCCCCGTCAAAGAGTTCTTCAAGCTCATTCGCATTAATCAGCCCTGCTTGCTGCATCGCTTGAATGACGCGTCTCGCTGCGGCCTTGTCAGCGTAGAAGTCTCCTAAGGTATCATAATGCGAAAGCTCGCGCGTCATCAAGTCAAACGTGCTGTCGTCTGTTATCTTGCCTAACTTGACGGTCCTCTCGGCGGCGTTTTGCGTCTTCAGCTCGGTAGAATTGAACTTCGCGAACTCGGCTGCTGTATATGGTCTATCGCCGTCAGCCACGAACAACACTCGCGGATGAGCCATGCCGCCTACTTGCTCCACCGTAAATCCATACTTGGCGGCGTGGTCGGTGAGATACCTTATATATGCACCGTCCGTGCCTTGCGCCGCTGCTAACTCACCGGCCATAGTGCGCCCGTTGCCCGACAATACTACGCCGTCTTTGCTGACAATCACGGGGTTTTGTATCGCTCGGTGGTCGTAGGTGTCGGCGGCGTGCTTGGTGAGCTGCTGCGCATTCCTGTCGGTGGTATAGTTGCGGTCGTTGACGGTGTTGCCGTTCTCGTCCACGGGGAACCCGTCTGTCTGTGCATAGTCGTGTAACGGGTCGTGGCTCGCGCTCGCCGCTCCACTCTCCACTAAGACATAACGACCGGTGACGGTCTCACCATTGGGCAATATAATCTCATCGGTGTTACCCTCTATCTTCGGCGCATTTGCCCACTTCTCTTTGAGCCGCGGCATAGCATGGTACGGGCCGACTGCATTGTCTTCGGCTTGTTGTGCAGCTCGTACCGCCTCCTCCTGCGCGTGCTTCTGCTGCGCCTCAGCCGCTTCTCGGTTGCGCTTCTCATCACTCGCCGCATACTCGGCAGCTCGCCGCGTCTCGTGGATAGCCTGTACCGTCTCCCAATACTTGACGGTTTCCTTTGCCACACTGACGTTAGTGGCTAACTCGGCCTTTCGGCGGCGTGATTTTTGTAGGTTGGCACTTGGCCGGTAATTCTTTTGCGCCTTTTTTGCTCTCTCTAATGACCTTTCGGCCGCTGCCCTTTGCGCGGCCACATATTGGTTAGCCTCCTCGGCTTCCGCCTTGGAGAAGGCCTCGTCATATATATAGTCATGTGCGCGCTGCGGCGTAACGGCGGAGTAGTCGGGGTTGCCGTCCTCTAATAACGGCATTGGCTCGCGTGCTGCCGCCTCCTGTGCCGCCGCCTCGCGTGCTGCCGCCTCCTGTGCCGCCGCCTCCTCTGTGGCACGTTTCTTGCCCGTCAGCTCCTCCACTGCTTTGGGCGTCAACGGCACTTCGTGGTACTCCCCATTTGCATACAACACCACCGCAACAGCGTCTTCGCTTGTTGTTGTAATCTTCGTCACGCGCGGTCGCTGCGCCTCGAAGTCGGCAATGAATTTTTCATTGCCGCCCTCTTCTAAGCTCGCAAAGCTATCCCAATCTACGTCCTCTCTTGCTATTTCTGCGCCGCTGCGCTCCTCCTCGCTACCATTGACCTTGCGCGTGAAGGTGTATGTAGTAGTCCCCGTATCTTCATCGCGCGCCTCGGTCGGCTCTATGTCTATTTGGTTGCCCTGCTCGTCTTGGTAGTGCAGCCGGTCTACCGGTTGTGACTGCTCGCCCTCGGCGGTCGGCTCATCTATTGCTCGCCCACCCTCTTCAAGTATCCTCTTTATCGGGTCGCCATTGAGCATTATACCCTCTATCCTACCTGCCTCGGTAATGACATCTGCGGCCACTCCGCCGCCCTCAACGTAATATATCTGCTCCACCCGTGGGCGCAAGCGCTTATAAGCATCTGCGGCGCTCTCACCCTCTTGCAGCAGTGTGGACTGAGTTAAATCAATCTCGTCCGGTCGTAGATACAACTCGCCAGCTCCTACGGGCTGGCCGCTCTCGTCAACGCCCACTACGTCAAATACATACGGATTGTCCTCGGTGGGGCGTAGACTTGCACGGTGTGCCGTGGGCTCGGTTGGACGTGGCTCGCCGCCCGTGGGCTCGGTTGGACGTGGCTCGCCGCCCGTGGGCTCGGTTGGACGTGGCTCGCCGCCCGTGGGCTCGGTTGGACGTGGCTCGCCGCGGAACTCTCCGAGCACTACATCATCGTCGTTAAGCCTCTCTGTCGGCCACATCTCGACCTTGCCAGTCTGCCTGTTGCGCAATAGCACATTCTTGCCACTCCTGCCTATGTCTATCACAAGTGTGCCGTCTTCGCGCACGTTGTATTTGAGCTGCGGAATTGACACATTGCTATTTAGCACCTCGTACTCATCATCAAGCCCCTTAATGGTCACGAAGATATCTGTAGGACGCAACGCGGTCTGTGGTGACCTAAGCAATTGGTCTCCCTCTCTGCCCGCCTCTATGTATCGGTTTGCGCTATTTTGTACGTCTTGTAGGTACAGTTCCAACGCCGCCTGTTCTTGGCTCGTTATGTCTTGCGGTCGCTTGCGTATTATCTTATCTATGTCAACGCCGCGTACCTCCTTGTACCTATTGCGTATCTCGGCCGCGGTCTCGCCAAAGCCGCCGTATGCCTCGTTAAGCCCTGCTATCACTGCTTGGTTGATAGCCACGGCATTGGCAACCTCGTCTGCTCGCTCGGTGGCGCACGCCTTCACGGCCTGCCGTACTTGCTCAGGGGTAATGCCAAACTCTCTCGCTACATCGGTGATAACAGTCTCGCCCCTTGGGTCGGCCTCTACGTTGACCGCGTATGACGTAGCCTTCGCCTGCTGGCTTGCCGCCTCGCGTACCTGCTCGGCTAATAGCACGTTGTTGAGTAGTACTTGCTTCTGGCCGCGTTGGTAGTGAGCATCGGCATCGTCAATAGACCGTGCCTCGTAGTGGCTTATGACATGCCCGTCCGCCGCGATAGAATTGACCCAATATGTGCCGGCTGTCTCCCCTCGCTCTACCTTGACACACGTAGACAACGGCATCTGATTGCCGCTTATCATGGTGTATAGCTTGACACGCGTAGCCTCCGTTACACTGTTGTCCTGCATAAATCGGAACAACGCTTTCTGCGCCTCGGTCACCTCTGTCGGGGTCGGCTCTCCACGCCGTAGACCTATCGGGTGCCGGCTGTCTCCCGTCAACCCATAGCCATTAACCTTACCACGCTTGACGGCTTGCAAGTTGCCCTCGCTGTTACGCTGCACCCGTAGACCGCGACCGCCAAACAACGCGGCTATATTGGTATACCCTGCGCCCTCTATCTCTGCCCACTCGGCATCAGTCATATAGGGCTTATCACTGCTCGGCGTTATCCAATTGTTAAAACGGTTCTTAATCGCGTCTGCCACAAGCGGTTTCGAGAGCAGCTGCTCTCTCGTCTTAGGCCGCGAAAAGCTCCCGATACCGCCCTTGACCAACCCCACAATACCATGCTGGAGCTTGAAGCCCGCCGACATTGCCACCGCATCGGGGTACGCCTCCGCAAACGCCTCGCCGTAGTCAGAGATTGGGCGCATGTGTACACTGCCGTCATCGTCTGTCTCCATAATCACATCGGGAGCGGCAAAGACAAGTCCCTCCGTGCCTATCGTAGCCCCGTACTGCGCCACGCGCTCGCCTGCTCGTGCCGCCCTGTTAAGGTTGCGGGCTACATTGCTTGATGTCTCACTGACACCGCGTGCCGTAGCCCCGACAACCTTGTCGCCAACGTTGCCCACTAACTCGCCGGCTCCGGCCATGCCTATGCCTAAGAGCGCGCCGCGCCCTGCCGCCCTCATGGTCTTGCCGAAACTGTATCCCTCAGCTGCTGCGTATTGGTCGCGTAAGTCGTTGATAGTCTCAAATGTAGCCATGTTGGCCGCGCCTCCTGCGGCACGAGCCAACGCCCTGCCGCCCCAATTTAACGCCCATTTTTTGCCCGTCTGTAGCAGCAGTCTGGCTCCCTTGGTAGCCAGACTGCCAACACCACCACTTACGTATGTTGCGGGGTCGGTGGCCATGCCTATCACGATTTGCGGCACGTCAAAGCCCGTGGGCTTGACCTGCTCATACTTATCGGTGATTGGGCGTATTGTCTCCATGGTCTGCACAAGCTGTTGCTGCGCCTCTGTGGCCGTGCCTGCGCTAACAGCTTGGTATGCCTTGTTGATGGTGCGTAGGTTGCGCATCTGCACCGATGTCAAGCCGCTGTAGGTGTTGGGGTCGATGAATGCTGACGTGATGGCTCTCCACACCGTAGCCCAAAAGCCGTGGTCGTCCTCAAAAAATGCGGTGTTGTCCGCCGCTCGCTTGGCGTTATCTATCGCCCACCGCTCAGCCTCGCGCTCCGGCATGCCGCTGTCGCTGTCGGCGTCAGCAAGTGGGTCGCGCCCATAATCAGGTGTCTGTGATAGTCCTGATTGGCTGCTTGCCGCAAGCGCTGCAAGTGGGGGTTGTTGGTGCTGCCGTTGCAGTGCGGCTATCTCCTCGTTATCCTGCTGCTGCCTCTCCTGCAACTGCTGCTGCCTCTCCTGCAACTGCTGCTGCCTGCGCTGTGATTGGGTCGTTGTCGGCGGCAATTGGCCTGTGGCCTCCACGTAGGCGGCTTGCCTTGCAGCAGCCTGCATCCCGCGCTCAACGTCTGTCGGTATGGGCGTCGGCATAACCTTGCGGCCGCTGAGGGGGTTGTCCATTACCCTTGCGAGGTCCCTATCGCGGCGCTCTTGATTGGCGTTGTAACCTGCCATGAGCGCGCTTGCAAGCCCCTGTGCTGGCGGTAGTACGCCGTCCTGTGGCTGTGGCTGTGGCTGTGGCTGTGGCTGCTCTCCTATGCTCTGCACTATCGCGTTGGCATCTGACATAGCCTGCTCCATGGCAGCGCGGTCGGCCGCTTGTCGCTCTCGTGCCTGCTGTGCTGCTCGTGTGCTGTTGCCAATATCGTACAGCGCCTGCGCTATCTGCTGCTTGGCTCTCTCCTGTGTGCGCTGCACCTCTGCCTCGGGGTCTATCGGCGCCGACTGTGATGCTTGCGCCTGTGCCTGCGATGCCTGCTGCTGTGGCTGTGCATGTGCCGCCGCTATCTTGTCGGCTGCTACGGGCGCTTGCCCCTCGGTGCGCCCTATCAATTGGGCGAGCTGCGACAAGTCTGTAGGTCTATCTTGGTATGCCATTGCGATTGTGTGTTGTCTGTGTTAGTCTATCTGCCTTGCATTGAGGATGTTAAGCGCCCTGTAATAGTCGCTGTGCCGCTCGGGGTCTATGCCCCACAGCTCATCAAGCATCATTAGGGTCTCGTCCATGGTCGGCACGTGGTCGCGGTCGGATAGGTAGCTACCGCCGCCCGTCACGCGTGCGCGTGAGGCCTCGGGCAGCATGTAGTATATCTGCGATACGTTAGCGCGATTGACGTATGCGGGGTCTATGTCGTAATGCTCATTGGCACGCGTCACTACGCGCATAGGCGTGCGCCCACTGCCGCCGCCACTGCCGCCGCTGCTGCGCCGCCGCTGCGCCGCTATTAAGCGCTTGGCTCGGTAGTCGGCGGTGGCTTGCGCTGCGGCCTTATCAGCGGCCATCTTGTCGGCGTGCTGCTGTGCCGACTGCTGTCGGTCTGCCTCGTCCTTGCCGGCCTTATAGAGACCGTTATACGCGGCTATGAGTTGCTCGTTGCGCGTCTTGCCTGCCTTGAGGGCTGCATCATTGTCGGCCTTGACGGCCTTGCGATATGCCGCCATGTAGTTGTCACGGTAGGCGGCGTGGTCAGCGGCTATCTTGGCATACCTCTCCCGTACGCGTGGTGATGCAGCCTCCCACTGGATGTTGGGCGCATACTGCGATGTGCCGACCAGATTAGCCAGCCCGACAAGCCCGTCACCGATAGCCGCCATGAGCTTGCCGCGATTGGCCTGCTTGGCCTCCTCGTCCAGCTGCTCTTGCGTGGCCGGCGGCGGTGTGGTCTGCACATACGTGTCCTTGGCCGATGTGTAGGCCGGTACTCCGTCTGCGCCGCTCTGCTCGATGATACGCCGCATAGCGGTGGTATACTCTGCGGCGGCGGCATTGGTAGCCCCCTGCGCTTGCGGCGTTGCGGGTGTATTAGTAGTCGCGGCGGCATCCTGCTGTGTGCCTGTCTGCTCTGTCTGCTCTGTCTGCTCTGTCTGTGTAGCCATACTATAGTGCTGATGATTGGTCCGGATATGTCGGTGTGGTGGTCGGCGTAGAGGCCTGCTTGGTCGCCAGCGCATCCGCAAGCACCCCCATGCCGGTATTGGTCAGCTGTGTCCCTGCCGCCTGCGCCTGCGCCGCTGCTCCGAGGTCAATGTTGTTAAGTTGCTGATTGAGCGCCGATTTCGTGCTTAGGTACTGACTCTCTATATTGTCCTTGCGCTGCTCCTGTGCCGCCGCCAACGATGATATTGCGGATGCCGTGGCGTCTGCATTAGCCGCCTTGCTCGCCGCTACACTCTCCTCGCTGCCACCCATCACTGCCGCCGTCCCTGCTGCTGATGCTGTAGACTTGCGTAGCCGTGTCTGCATGTCGGTCAGTAGCCGCTGTGTGTCGGCTCGCTGCGTTGCGTCCTCGTTGTAGCGGCGGTCATACCATGTCTGATTGGCGCGTTGCTCGCTCTCTATGCGGCGCTTGGCCTTGCGCTGCTTGTGGCCTGCGATGAGTTGGCCGCCTATCGTACCGATAAGCCCCATGCCTGCGCCGATTGCTCCTCCTAATATGCCCATATATATAGTGTGATAGATTGATGCGGCAATGATACATATATTATTGCCGCGGTGGGTTGTGTATTGTCTTTCTTGATTTTGTCTTTTTTTTACACTTGGCTTAACGGGTGCAAATTTTCTGATTGTTTCCGTGGTGTTTTGTTAAACGTTGTAAAAAAAAAGAACATTTCCGCGCAAAACTATTGTGCGGCTCGCAATATTGCATTAACTTTGTAGCGCAATAAAAAAAAACAATGAAAACAATGAACATGAAAAAAAACTTGATGCTGGCGGCGATCCGCCAAGCACAAGCGGCGGATCGCCGCCGCGCCCGCGACCGATACGCGGCCGCTATACTCCACGAGGAGTACGATAGCGACCACGGCGGCTGCTACACTCTCAACGACGTGTTGCCGCGTCGTTGGTGGACGTGGTCGCCGGCGGCGCTTGAGGCACACGTCTGCAATTGGCTGGATGCCAATTGCGATAACGGGTTCAGCCGCTGGACGGCGTTCGGCGACTGGTTATCCCGCCAGTGGGATCGTCTGTACGCTCTCTACTGGTGACAATAGTTTCAATCCACGCGCCCACGTAGGGCGCGACCCAACCCACTACTAATACTAACTAACAACAACAACATGAAAACCACTAACATATACATATACGCCTGCTACGAAGGCGATAACTACGATGGCACGCCTCGCTTCGGCGAGGCGATCCGCGTCTTGATAGACGCATATTTCGAGGTCCGGGGCTTCGAGCTGGCGCATGAGGAGATCTGTGAGATGGTGGGCGACGCCATCTGTGATCGCTTAGAGATCCCGGCGGAGTTGCGCGACCACATGGTGGTCGACCCCGCCGATGGGGTCTATCTCGATAGAGATGCCCCCGAGTGGACTGCGGAGCTGGACTGGGAGATCGGCTGCCGCGTATCGGAGACCCCGGTCGAGGCGTGGGCCTGGGCACATGACTTCTTGTGGGTCTTGGAGTCTATGGGGTACGTCGCTCCTACGGAGCGGTATGACATATATGCCGTCACGGCCAGGGGGCAGCAGCTGCTCGCCGATGCCGGCATGCAGCTCCCGGAGGACTCGATCGCCGACCGCAAGGTGGCGGTCATTAGCCGCAAGCCCCGCCCAACCTCCATAGACGGGATTTGGCCGCATAGAGATTAATTATTATCTTTGCCCCTTAGAGCCTTAGAGCCTTACCCACAATGGGTAAGGACAATAAGCCGCCCGCGAGGGCCGGTCATCGCTGACCGGCCCTCGCGCTATATATAGGGGTCAGCGTAGCTTGTCGGTGAGGCGTGGGAGGTACTGTACGGCGGCGGTGGTGATGCTCTCACCATTGGCGAGGTGGGTGAGGAGGGCAATGCGGTAGTACTTATAGGG